AATTTCTAAAGTTACTTTATCATCAAATTCAATATGTTGTTTAATAGCATAGATTGCTTTACCCATACCTCTTCCAAATGCCACATTATAATCGTCACCTAATTTAATGTGGTCTTTAGCTTGTTCTTTTAATTCACGTATTAATGCTTCCATTTTGTCTATTGTTTAAATGTTAATCTCTATCGTTAAAAAAATCATATAGTCCGTAAACTTGTGTATCGAACTTGTTTACCAGGTCGATAAGTGCTATAGCTTCACCAACCATAAGATCACGAACGTAATCTGTACTTTGCAATGCAGTAACTACACTATCAGTCATTGCTGGATAGTTATCAGCTTGCTTAATAAGCATTTCTTTGTAATTGTCTTTAAGTCTCTCGTAAAGGTTCATAACTAAATGTTTATTTGTTTCTCCGAAATTATCTCAACTAATTCAAATAAAAAAGAATTTTAACATTTCTTTAACTAATCTCCTTTATACTGTCCCTGGTCTTTATAGAACTCAGCACATGATTTGCTCATAAGTTCAAAGCGATCCACATAAGCAGTATAGTTATCAAGCATATCATCTATAATGGTTTTTAAATCATCCAGATTCTTTTCCGCAAAACTGATATTGTAATAAGGATAGTAATTAAAATCCTTACATATATAAGCGGATGCAACACCATAGTTATAAGTGATCCACTTTCTGTAATAGATTTCTTTTTCTCTGTAAGTCTCAAAATAAGTCATAACTAATGTTTTAAAGTTTAGGCAAACCTAAGCATTAATTTCAAATAAAACAAAAAATGTCGGAAAAATCTCGATGTAAGTTTGTCGGAGCTGATTCCGGAGTAGGTGCCGGTTCCGGTGCCAGGACAACCCGGGGAACCCGGAGACCGGTGACAAATCGAATAGCCTACCACCCAGGTAGAGTATCCCCAACTATGTTTAAGGACCCCTATTATGTTTAAGGATCCTACTGCGTTTAAGAGTCCCTACTATGTTTAACGATTATATGTAATCAATCCAAGAATACATTTCTCTGTATTCAACGTAATCTAAATCTTGTTCGTTTTGAAATGCTTCTCTTTCGAATGAAATACTTTTGTATGCTTCGTAAGAATCTCCAATTATTATGTACTTAATTACGTACTCAATTACGTACGCAATATAGTACGGAATAACAAGCATCTCTATCTGCTGATAAAAATGAATCCTTTCATGATTAAGAAGCATTACTCTTGCATACTGGTATTGTGGATCGTGTTTATACCGCTCTCTTAATATCACAAACGGGAATATTGCAATGCCGGTTACATTAAAGAAAAAAGATATGTTATCTAATATCTTGTCTGAGTAAATTACTATTGGTTTCATCTTATGTTATATACACCACTATTCTTACCTATCCACAGATGGCTCATTGCATATCGTATAGCATCCAATCCGTGATTAAACTTATCTGTAGGAACTCCTGGTGATTTCCAAGAGTAATTATTAAGCTCTTTGACCAAGTTTACACTCTTTGGGTCAACTACAATGTCCAAATCTTGAAGCATATTGATACCAGTAAGCAATGCTCCTTTAATATTCTTCTTTTTAACGGCTCTAATGTTCACTCCTTGGTCTTTTAACTCTCGTATTAACCTTGGCTCAGAACTATCACATATAATTAAGCCATTTCCAGCCATTTTAAGGTCATTACTCGCTATCTGTGATGTTGTGAGTCCACTTTTGTATAAAAGTTCCTTAACGTAGAGCTTTTTGCCCTCAAAATCAAGGCTACAATGTATTAAAGTAGTAGGGTCATCAGAATAACCTATATCTTGACCATAACAGTTGCGTTCCAATAGCACAAAATCACCTATGCTCCAATTGCTATATACGACCCCTTCTTCCCTCTCTTTCCATCCTCCTAATATAACGTGTTCATATGTATCAGGGCGTTTAAGTTTCATCTCAAATATAGATTCCAAGTAACTCTCAGGTAAGTTATCTTTGTTATCCTTATAAGTAGTATGGATATAGGTTACATCACCTTTGGTGCCATTCCATCCGGACTGCACAAAGTTACTTTCAAAGAATCGCTTCCAAACCCAATGCTCTTTTGTAGCTGGGTTCATAATTAAGATAACCCTATTCTGTTTTCCTTTCTTACGGACAGAGAAGTCAATCTTTTCAAATAACGTTTCATCAATAAGCTCTTCCGCCTCATCCAATACGAATGCAGTAATACCTGTTAAGGACTTCAAGGATGCCGTTTGGTTTCCAGAAGTAGTTCTGATACCTTTAAACAAGATAGAACTACCTGTAGTAACATTTAATATCTCATCTTTGTTAATCTTGAAGTCATCTGTTGCTCCCATCATCTCTATTTTCTCCAAGAACTCAGGAATAATGGATGCGTAAGCAGAAGTAAGTGTGTATCGAGTAAAAAGTATCTTCTCTCCTTCTTGATAGGTTAAATTAAGTAAGAATAGAGCTACTCCGAATGACTTTCCTGATCCACGACCACCGGTAACAACAAAATATCGTGTTTTATTAAGGAATAAAGGTTGATACTTCTGATGTATCGTTATTTTCTCATTCATCTTCTTCCTCTTGATGATTTACCTCTATTGTACGCTCTCCTTTTGCATTATCATTGTTCACAAACACAATTGTAGGAGTCTGTTTTCTGTCAACTTGCCTATTTTGGTCTTCTGGCTTACCATAAGCATAATCCATCAGTAATTTTAAGTGATTAAACGAACCTCTTGCTTCTTTAGCTAAGAAATTAGTAAATTCTTCCTCACTTCCGAACTCATTTATGATTGAATTGACTGAATAGACCGATAATCTATTCTTTTTAGCCTTATTCATCTTTGCAGGAGTCATTTTCGGTTGTTTTCTGACTACTGTACCTGGTTTTCTGCCATTTGTACTCCTACCATCCGGTTTAGCCTTGTCTTCTCTTGGCTTATTGGGTTTTTGTCTTGGCATTTCTTATTCTTTTATGTGATTGTAATCACCATTGATGTAATCTTCAAAATCCTCTCCAAAACGTTGTTGTAAGATGATTTTATAGCCTTTTATCGAATGAAATATGCTTGATAGACTAATTGTAGTCTCAGAAGCTATCTGACGTAGGCTATAATCCGTTTTAAAGTAGATTTGCGTGAGTTTTGAGCCATACTTGCCAAATTCATTGGTTGCAGCAATTATCTTTTGATACAGACGCTCAAATGCAGCCTCACGTTCAAGGTCTATTGTGTCTTGATCCATCTCTATTGGTTCCCAGTCAACATATTTCTTATGAGACTTCAAGAAATCATAACAAACGCTCCGTAGAGTAAGTATAATGTACCAATAGTTTACTTCACCACTATCTTCATACATTATTCGCTTGTTATTGTCCAATAAAGCTATCTTGATGTACATATCCTGGACAACATCCTCTGCATAGAAGGCAGGACATCCGAGATTAACAACTATTTTAATCCACTTGTCCCTATCCTTATCTAACAGAGATAATATTTCCATAATTAGAATATAGTTCCCGTCTTCTCTTCTTTAAGTAACGGGTTTATTCCTCCAATCTCAAAACCGCAATTATTCTTAACCATACGCATCTTAATTGGATTATCGTATGATGTTGGCTTACCTCCTGTTTCTGTCTCTTTAACTTTTCTAACGTGTATCTCACTAATCATCCAATCGTGACTGTGAGTTGTGTATCTGTGAAATGTATATGCATCATCAGCTCTATTTCCCCACTTACCACCACCTTCTACATCAGCCATATTTGGTGGCATTGGTAGATTAGCGTATTCATGGTCTTTTGGATGTACTTTACGCAATGCTTCAGTCACACAATGACAATTCAAATACAAAGTAAGGTCTTTTTCCTTACATAGCAATCTAAACTCACTTGCAACCTGGTAATCGTATTCATGCGCTCCAACATTTTTAAGAAGAACTGGGTCTCTTGTAAGTGCATTGTACGGATCTATCAAACACCCATCAAACTTCTCTAAATCGTATCCTATTCTAATGCTTTCTATGATGTCTTTATAGGTATATAACTTCTCTGCATCAGCAATAGCAAAATGTTGCCGTACAAAGTCGTATGCATATTCTATTTCATAATCTGTCATTAGCTGAATAGGTTTACACATATAGAACTCTACTAATTTACGAAATAATCCGTTCCTTGAGTTTTCTATGCTAAATACCCACCATTTAAGACCAAGCTTAACTGTGTATAACATCATCAGATATAAAGCTACCGTAGTCTTACCTACGTTTGCATGACCTATGATGATATTAAATTGTCCTCGTTTAAATCTTATAAAGGAATCGAGGTCAGGTATTCCAAGTTTCAATCCTTGTGCAATCTGACCCCTTTTCGCTTTATGTAAATAGTCTAATGTTTGATCCATTAAAATGGCAAATCTCTATCCGGTTGTTGTTGACTATTTGTTGTCTCTAACGCTTGGATATTCCATCCTACAATGTCTGTATTGTACCTTGTATTACCAGACTTATCATTGTAAGAGTTTCCTCTAAGGTTGATTGATATGTCTACCATATCTCCAGCCTTGTATCCGGAAAGCTTTTCAATCTTATCTTTAAAAAACTTAACTAAAATATCTTGTGGATATTTGTCATCTGTAGTTACTACGCATTCTCTTACTGAGAATCCTGAATCAAACGTTTTTGGATTTCCAATCGATTTAATCTTACCTTTTAGGTTCATAATATAAAAGTGTTAATTAGTAATATTCATTGTTTTAAAGACGCTTCCATATCCGGAGTCAGTCTGTATTTCTTTTTAATATCTTCAATGCTTCCTCCCTTGGCAATATAATCAATTGCTTTCTTATAATCAGCATCAGTCTTCATAAGATAAGGTTTTTCTGAATCTGGAGTTGATTGCGTATCCTTACCATGCTTATTAGTAGCATCAGCATCTTTGGTATCGTCTATTAAGAATAAGCCATTAGCGGCATACTTCCTTCCGTAGCTTGAAGATGCACCAAATGACTGCGCTATGTCCATTCCCTTCTTATTAGGCTCTACACCTACTATAGCTTCTGTATAGGTATAATCTCCATTCTCTATACAAGTTATCTTAGCAATACATCTAAGCAATGGCATATCACCAATAGTCTTTAATTCATCATCAAAATTAAGAGTACACTTATACTTGGCTAATAATGGTTTTACTGCCATCATAATGTCCTCTAATGATCTGTACTTGTACTTACCAAAGTTGTTGTATTGGTTCTTTGGTGCAACAAGCTCTTGCTGGATGTTAAATAACTTTTCTGAAATTGTCATAACTGTTTCGCTCATAATTGATTTTCTTTTAATATTTCTGTTCTAACTACTTTTTTATATTCCTTTGGACAATCATCCATAAGTAATTCAAAAAGATAAGTGGCATACTTCTCATTCTGAATGGTCAATGCTTTAATCTGTTCTGAAAGTTGGATAATCTTGTTATCCTTATAAGATACTAAGTCATACATAATGTTATTTTTTGGCTAATATAAAGACATAATCTCTATACTACCAAAATTTTAACATTTTTAACAAGTAATGCGGAATTGTGGAGTAACTAAATCATCCGTATCAAAGGTAAGTGATTCCCTATCTACTGCTATTGACTTTGCTCCTTTAAGTACTAAATGCTTAACTAATTTCATTCTCTTCTTTGGACATAGACATTTAATCTTAATAGCCTTACCTATTCTATGTGGACTCGTACTTATAATACTATGTACTTCTGCATATCTTGGAGATACATAACCTAATTCTATTGTCAGTACCATCCTGGTAGATTTAACTACCCTATCCAATATCAATACCGGTTCCCTTTCCATGAACTTGTATCCTGATCCTTCCTCATAAGGACAATCAAATTGACTCCATCTCAAGTATTCAAGTCCTTCAATATCTTTTTTTTCTTCTTCTGTCATGTTTCAGTTTATTCAATAGGAGTGCCTTTACCCCCATAAGCATTAATATAGCTATTAGGATAGTTTCCTGTATAGGATTTAGCTCTTTACTTTACTTACCCCATGGAAGTTCATTTCTATGCCGGTGCATCCGTAGA